CGGGAAATGGGCCCACGGTGATGTTCATGCTCGGGCTGAGCGTCGGCGCCTCAAAGCCCAGGCCGCTCACCGTCCAGCGCGCGCCGTTGGTGAAGGGCTGCTCCACCGCAAAGTCGTGAAGCTCCTCGCAGGCCGGACACCAGTGCGCGTGCGTCCAGGCTCCGACTGGAAAGTGGTAGCCGCAGCGCCGGATCATCTTGGCGCTGAGGCGCTGGAAGCGCTGCACTGGCTCCTCCATTGCGTTCACCGGAAAACCTCCTCGGTCAGCTTCGCCAGCACGGTCTCGGGTATCTCCGGCATCGGCACCGCGTCGCCGCGCTTGTGCCAGCTATCGGGGCAGAATTGAATGACGCCCGCGGTAATGATATAGTGGCAATTACCCTCGGGTCTGGCGTCGTACTGCAGGAAGCTCGGCGAATAGCTCGGCGCCTCATCCGGCCCGCTGCGACTCCAGCTGTCTGGCAGGACGTGCAGCTTTTCGCAGGCCGGGCACCAGTGGTAAGTGTGCTGCCCGTGCTCGGCCTTTGTCGGCCACTTGACCAGTTTCATCGGCTTCCCATCATCTTTTTCTCATTGGGCACGAAGTCGCTGCCCAGGTAAGCCGGCTTGGAATAGTGCCGTGCCCGCACGCGGGCCCAGGCGTCGTCCGTGGAGTGAACCACCTTGGGCACGAACACGATCGGCTCGGCAACGGCCGGCGGTATCTTGCCGGGGACGGGCCGCTCGTCCAGAATGTTCTCCAGGCGCTTGATCATCGCCTTATCCGCCCGCTCCGCCATCCGCACCAGGCGGTTCTGCTCGCGCTCCTTGGCGCGCTGCGTTTCCCGCTGCAGGCGCTCCAGCAGGCGCTGCTGCATTGCGGCCTCGCGCTTGGCCAGCTTCTCCGACCGTACCTTGTCGGCCTTGGCCCGACGCTCGGCGGTTTTGGTGATCACCATCACCGCATGCTCGTCCGCCACCTCGCGCTTGGCGAGCTCCAGGCGAACAAAGGCCAGCGTCGGCCGCCACTCGTTGCAGCTGGTCTGCTCCAACATGTTCTCGCTCTTGAGCTGCTCCAGCACCACGTCCAGCGTGGGGTAGGCGATGTTCAGGACACCCGAGAGCGCAACGCGCGAGACCGGCCGGCGCGTGGGATACTGCTTGAAGAAGTTCAGTATCTGTTCGCGCGGTCTCATGCGCTACCCCTCACCTCGGCGTGGTAGAGTTTAAACATGCCGCCCTGCAGCGCATCGCGGACCCGCTCGGTCTCATCCGCACTGAGCGGCTTGCCGCGCACCAGGTATCTGCCCTCCATCTCGGTGAAGCCGAGCGAGGTGGCAAGCGCAACAAACTGCGTGTCGTTGGCGTCCAGTTTCAACGTGCTCATGAAAACCCTGGAATGATGGACCTGGAAATACACCGGCAGTTGATAAGCTCGCCGGGAAAGATGTAGGCGCCGTTGCCCTTGCCGTTGGCGTCGGGGTCGTACCAGCCCTTGGTGATGTCGTAGGCGTTGCCGTCGTTGGCCAGGTGCGTCGGCCGCGGCACCTTTCCGGCGTGACTATGCACCCAGATGGCCTTCTTCACGCCGAGCTCGCCCTGGCGAGTGCGTGTCAAGAAGGCCGTAGCCTTGTTGTTCTGGTCGCGAGCAATCAATGCCGCCCGCTTCTTGGTCTTGCCGTACTGCTTCTCCAGCTGCTTGCTCAGCGTGTGAAGATCGCGGCCGGCCTGGACCGAGCGCATCACCATGCCCTCGATGTCGGTAAAGTGCTTCTGCGGGATGGACCGGATCAGCGACACGTTCTCGGTGATGTTGGCCCGAATGCCGTCGGCCTGCTTGGAGGTCATCGTGAACTCCACCGAAAAGCCGGCCTCCTTCAAGATGTCCTGCAGCTGCTTCTTGCTGCGGTCGTCCACCTGCTGGGTGAAATACTTCGCCAGCTTGGGCGCCGCCTCATCAAAGTTCTTTTGCCAGCGCCGGCGCAGCTTGTTCAGCGCGCGACTGAGCTGCTTGGCGGGCAGCTCATCCATTGCCACGATCTGGTCCTGGCGGCTGGCGTAGGAGCGCTCCAGCCAGAAGGCAATCGACGCATTCATTTCATCAATCATCTGGTCCAGCTTGCGCTTGTACCAGGCGTCAATGGCCGCGGAGGGCCGAACCGGCTTGAGGAGCTTGGGCTTGGCGTTCTTCACCATGCCTACTTCTTCGCGTGCTTTTCAGCATGCTCCTTTAAATAAGCCGCCAGGTCCTCATGGTTCTTACCCGCGCGCAGCACCTTGTCGGGTGTTCCCGCCGTGTACTGCTCATGATGACTCCACTCACCCCCTGGCTCAACGCTCAGGCGACTGGCGGTTGCGCCCTCGCCCTTGTGCTTGCCGTGATAGTTCCGCAGGCTACCTTGCCGACCCAAATGATTTGGAGCACCTTCGGTAAAATCGGACTCATGCAGCGATTTGTGCGCATGACCCTGTGCCTCGCTCTTACTCCCAATGGAGCTGTGCGCGCTGGTCGCCGAGCCAAACTGCCCGTTATCGGAACGGGGATGATCGCTCTCGTTCCAGCCATCAAAGGCCAGGCCCGTGGCAAGTGCCGCGGCATTGGCGTGCAACGGTGAGACGTGCGCGACGGCATGCGCGTTCGCCGCCCGAGTGTGAATGACAAAGCCCTCGAGAGAGCCGGCGGCCTTGGCCTTCTGCGCCAGCTCCTGGTGGCGTGCTACCATGTTGGTCATTTATTCAGCCCTTCTGGAATTTCACCCTTGCCGCCCGGGCCTTCCTCGTCGAAGCCCTCCTCGCGGCCAAACGGGTCCTCACCACCCGGCGGCATCGGCGGCTCGGGGACGTTGTTCACGTCGATGCCGGCATACGGTCCGGAATCTTCCTGGCTCAGCCGCGCGCGGACTTCCTCCGCGTGGAGCACGCCGGCATCGATCAGCACCTTGTCGCGATCGGCCTCGGACTTCTCCATGTCGCCGCGATCCTTCTCGCTCAGCTCCTGGAGCGGCAAGAACTCGTAATACAGGTCCGGGTCCACGGCACCCCAGAGATTAATCTGGGCCATGTGGAATACCCGCGTCAGGTTTGGCGCAAAGAACCACATCTGATAGGCGCGCACCCAGTCGTAGAAGACCTGAATTTCGAACTCGCTCGTGGCGTTGAGGCCACTGGGCGAAATGCCGGTGTACTTGACCAGGGGGAGGCCGGACAGCGAGCAGATGTGCTCCTGCGCTTGGGCCTGGAGCTTGTCCAATGAGCCAAGCGGCGCGGAGACGTTGGCAAAGTCCTCCGTCTCCTTGTCCACCATCATCACGCCGCGATTACTGCGCGTGGCGTTGAAGTAATCGGCGCGGCGCGTTACCTGGTCGCCATCCTCCATCATCAGCGTGGCCAGGTTGGTCTTCAGTACGAAAACCGTAAAGGCCTTGATGATATCGGCGACGCTCTGGCGCACGTTCAGCCAGTTGTCGACCACCGGCTTTATCATCTGCGAGAGCGATAGGCCCCCGAACGAGTAGGCCGGCTTCAGCATGTCCGGCACCTCGCGCCCGACGAAGGTCAGCAGGCGAGATGAATGAACTTCCTTGCCCTGGACGAACCAGGAGCACGGCCGATACCAGTCTGACTTGAGCGGGTCAAAGCTGTCGTAGTTGGCCGGATAGCACCAGATGGCCTCAACGGTCTTGAGCGCCTTGATGCTGCCGACCTGGAGCTTGGCCATTGACACCTGGTCCTGGCCGTCGCCGATGGGCATCTTGAGCTCGGGCAGGTTGTCGGTGTGGCCCGTGTCGATGTAGAGATGGGCGCGGCCAAAGAAGCCATCCTGCTCGGCGATGCTCTTGAAGATGGCCTGGACGTTTAAACGTTCCAGCTCCTCGTTCAGCTCCTTGATCTTGGCCGTCTTGTCCGGTGCTGATGGCTGGCTCTCCGCCACCGCGCCGTCCACGTCAATGTCCGCCTCGCCGTCCGCCTCGATGTTGGCGTTGGGATCGGTGGGCGCCTCGCCGTTCTGCTGCTGCGCCGGCTCAGCCTGCAGGCTCGCGGCCATCTGCTCGGCCTGCTGCTCGGTGTCGGCCCAGGCCACTGGCGCCTTGTCGTTGGCCGTCTCGTCATCGTACTGGAAGCTGGGATCATTGCCCTCGAGCTCGTCCGCCTCCTCGGGCCCGCCGGCGTTGAGGTCCTCCTCCTCGGTGTCCTGGCCCTCCGTCTCGGCCAGCGTTACCTGGAGCTTCTGCGCGCTGTGGGCCTTGACCTCGATCCACTTGCGCGTCATCTCGGTGGCGATAACTTCGCTCACACGCCGATACTCGCCGCGCTGCGCGAGCTCGGCGAGATATGGATAGCCCAGGAAGGTCACGCCCTGCTGGAACGCACCGTTGTAGATGCTCTGCGCGGCCCAGGCGGTGAACAGCGAAATGTTCTCGTCCATGGCCAGCAGGGCCTTGGTGTTGTCCTTTGGGATCACCGTCGGCAATGGCTTCGCGGCCGCAAAGATGCGCCGCGCCAGCTCCACGCTGCCGGCCGTGCTGCCCTTGGCGTTCATCAGCATCTGATCGGTGATGCGGAATAGGCGCTTGCCCTTCAGCTCCTTGCGGCCCTGCTTCTTCAGCTCGCGCTGAATGCCGGTGAACTGCGAAAGCTGGTCGGCTCCCAGGCCGGTCTCGCGCAGGCGCGGTCCCGGCTTGGCCTTGGCCTTCACTGGATGCTTGGCGATCGCCGGCCGCTTCTTCGCGGGCGCGGGTTGCCGGCGCTTGCGCCGGGTATATTCGCCGGGCTTGTGGGGCTTCACCGGAACTGCGATACCTGATCTTGCTGGGACTGGCCGCCTCTGATCTTCATCGGAGTCGGCTGGCCCATGCTGCGCAGGTGCTGGTCGGTGACGACCATCGCGCCCTGGAGCGGGAAGTAATCCATCATTACGCTATCTCCAAGGTTGGGCGACTTCGCGCCGTCTGGTTTCTTGTCCACCATGATTCTCATGGCGCCATCATATTTGATCGTGGGCTGCGAGAGCTCACGCTTGAGCTGCGGCAGCCGCGGCAACGTGCTCGGCAGTGAAATGAGCTCGTTGAATTTGTACTGGTAGATATACGGCTCGGTGACCATCTGGAAGGTCTTCTCGAACCGCCGGCGCAACTCCCACCAGCCCTGCGCCTTCAAATTCTTGTAGAAGTCCTCATTCAGTGGTGAGGTCTTGTCACCCGGCACCACGCGCTCCTTGGGCCGCAGCACGCTCTGGCCCGCATCCCAGGCGATGACCTGGAAACCATGCGGCAGCTTCTTCTCCTTGCGCAGCCTGGCGGCCTCGGTCTTCACGCCGGCGCCAATGCCGCAGCAATCATATTGCAGGTTGAAGCAGCCACGCTGGTGCAGCTCGCCGATGGCATAGCGCGCGCTCTTGCCCACGCCCTCCTCATCACCGGCGAAGTCCTCCGCCATCTGCAATATCACGCCCTTGCGCAGAGTCAGTGCGTTCAGATCACCACCCTCATCGGCCACGTCCAGTGCTCCCACCAGGTTGCCAGTCGCGCCGAAGCCCAGCTTTACATGGGCGTCCACCGCGGCGTTGACCCACTCGGGCGGGATGATGACGCCGACGAGCGAGGCCGCCGGGTTGCGGTCCACTTCCTGGCGAAAGATGTGGATGAGGCCTTCGCGCTTCATCTTGGCCTGCCGCTCATCATACCAGGCCTGCGTCTTGGCCGGATGATGTGACCAGTCCATCACGAGCATCTGCGTGAAACCGGGCTTCATCTTGTCACCCGGCTTCCACTCGATCGCGCTTTCCTTCTTGCGATCGTAGACGGTGCCAATGCCATTCGGCGTTGAGATGTCTACCTGGACGCGGGTGTTGTCGCCCAGTGCCGCCTCGATGAGCTCGGGGTGCTCATAGTGGGCGCTCTCATCCTTGAAGTAAAACGATTTGCGGCCGCCACGACCGATGTTATCGCCGACCTCGCCTGTGATGCTGGCGTTGGTCTCGGGATTCAATATCCGCTCAAAGCTCAGATGGCGCGCGTAGGCAAAGCCATGCGGCAAGAACTCGCGCGGCAAGCCGCGAATGAGTTGGCGCAGCTTCTCAAAGATGCTGTCCATGTCGCCGAGCTTGTCGACCAGCTCCTGCTTGCGCGAGCCCCAGCCGATCGAAACGCCGGGAATGAACAACCAGGCCCACACGCTGTAGGCACAGCAGAGCCAGGTTGCACCCATGTCGCGGCTCTTGTCGATGAGCCCATTCTGCTGGTTCTTGACCAGACTATTGAGAAAATCGACGAGCTCGGCCTGCTTCTCAAACAGAATCAGTGGCAGGCGCGTCGGCAGGTTGGAGCCGGCATTGCGCGGGTCGTAGGTGTCAACCCAGTGGCAGATGAACTCGGCTGCGTGCTCGGGCATCGCATAGTAGGCCAACGCTGCCTCAAGCATCTTCTGATCTTTTCGAAAGATCATCAGCTGTTGCTGGCGCCATTTGTGCACCGCCATGTAATCGGGCGGCCAACTGCTCTTGCCCAGAACTACGGGCGGCTTATACTGCAGTTTCACGATAGGTGCCGGCTAGCATGCTCGCGTAGGCGTCCGCCGCCTGCTGCGCCGTCTTCTGCTCGGTCAAGGTCAACAGCGGCTTCTGGGAATCGCCATTGTCCACCTTCACCGCGATCGCGGTCAAGCGCGGATGAACATAGGGTGCCGCATCCACGGCGCACTGTTGCGCCTTCATGCGAAACTCGCCGATCTTGGCGACGAGCTTCAAAACGTTCATGACCTCTTCACCGCCCTTGACGATCTGCTCCGCCGTCATGGTCTCGGCGATAGCTTCCAACTTCTTGTCGAAGTCAACGGCACGCTCATGGTAATAGCGCATATTGCCGAGCATCACATCGATGGGGCGAACGCCCTCCTCAGCCGCTTCCGCCGCATAGGCCCGAGCCTTCTCACCCAGGCCACCCGGCTTTCGGCCCGCATTCGGGCGGGCGCCGCCGTGACCATTTGTTTTTGCTACTGCTTTGCCGGCCATCGTTTGAATTGTTCTTGGTTTAAATCAAGAGGTCATAGCTGCCGCACTCAGCCTCAAGCTGCTTTGGGCGACGCGGGTCGGACCTGGTGGGCCGGAACTGGAATTTCGAATGGACGGTTGAACAGTACCAGAGAAAGGTTTATAAATCCTTTCTTTCGTCGAACAAAATTGCCAACATGACCCTCCCACGGTCCCGAAGTCACCAGCGCCGGCTCCTGCGGCGAGTAGGCATAGACCAATTCCGCCGCGGCCCGCTCATCAAAATCCCCGCTACCCAGCCGCTTTCGCAATTCCCGCATGAACGTTTCTGGAAGTGGCAGGGGGGTGGCAGTGCCGATGGGCAGAAGCCGGCTCACTCCTCGCACTGAATTGATTGGCTCCCAATAATCCTCGTCAAGATCAATCTCAATGAAGATATATGGCCCGAATACCGATCGCCCCTTTCCATCCATTATCAGCAGCGTTTGAAATGCCGGCCTATCGCCGTAGCTCTTTTGCAGCTCACGCTCCGCGATGATCCCGAGACCCGGTTGGGTTCTCGCCACGTACCATCGCTTCATGCATCGCCTCCCAGATGTCCCCGCATCCTTCTCCACAAATCCTTAAAACTTCGTCTCTGCTGATCTTCTCCCCAGGCCACCGCGTCCTCCCGCGCGCCCGCGTATACGCGCACGGAGATTTTAAACTGAAGACAAACCTAAAAAATACAAGTTAGTATTTCTTAGTATAGAGGTCAACTTAAAATCCCCACCGATACTTATTAGACCAGGAGGAGACGCTGAACCAAATTCCAGGCAAAACCCCCTGTTTTTCTCTCTAACTCCCTGAAAGGAAACACAATATGGGCGGTCCAGGCTCCGGACGCACCTACAACAACCTAGATGCCTTCTCCACCTCGGTCCTTCGCTCCGACGAGGACGAGGCCCTCGGCCCGACCTGGCCCGACAGCGAGTTGTTCTTTTCTCCGGTGCGGCAATTTATCACAGAATGGCGACCCGAGCAGCGCGAGGATTTGCGCCGCGCCCAGGTGGCCCTGCGCCGATTGGGCATCGCCCTGAACGAGCGACCAGTGGAGGAAGGTGGCATCCTAAAGAATCAGCGGCACACATGGGTGCGCGTCAGCAAGATGGAGATAATCCGTACGCTGCACGTTGATCGGCCCATCTCCGTGGACAATGTCGCCGCCCTCTTCATGAAGGATATGCCCGACACCAAATTCAACCAGAAGCACGCCCGCACCAAGGCCCTTGTTGCGCTGTGGAAGCTCAAGGAGGAGGGCCTCGTAAAGAAGGCCTTTACCCCGGAGGGTAGGATTGCCTACCAGCTCACCTCCACCGACGCCTACGACGTCTAAAATAATTTTCGCTCACCTATGGACACCATTTTACTCCTTCTCTTAGCGTCCTGCCTCTGGGCGAGGAGCCGGGGCCTATCACCGTGAACCAATGATCTAAACGAGTAGCGCGACCCGCGCTTCTCGCCCGCGTGACTATTACTTGAACCGATTACACAGAGCCTTGGAGACTATTCGGTGAACGTGGACGAATATCTGGCGTCAGCGCCATTGCCCGATCGCACCCGCTGGGACCACCAGGTGGAGGGCTTCGCCCGATCGCACGATCGCACGGGCTTCTACCTCTCCATGGAGCAGCGCACCGGCAAGACCCAGGTGGTGCTGGATACCGCGGGCCTCAACTTCCTCAACCGCCGCATCAATGGCCTGGTGATCGCGGCCATGCCGAGCGGCGCGCCGCGCAACTGGCTGGACGAGATCAACGCCCTCATGCTGCCGGCCTTCATCGAGCGGCGCACCCTGCTGTGGGACCCGACCAAATCGGGCAAGACCAAGAAGCGCGATCCGAACCGTCCCGGCCGCTTCAAGGTCAAGAACCTCACCCATACCGAGCTCCTCAAGGACCTGCTCACCTACGAGGGCCTGGCCATCATCTGCATCAACGGCGAAAGCACCAACACGCCCGCCTTCTGCGATTACATGCTCAACCACTTCCTGGTGAAGCGCAAGACCCTGCTGGTCGGCGACGAGGGCACGCTGCTCATGAAGTCTCCCGACGCGGCGCGCACCAAGTCGCTGCACTGGATGAGCAAGAAGGCGGAGATGCGGCGCGTGCTGGACGGCACGCCCACGGGTGAAGGTCCCTTTGACCTGTTCGCCCAGTATCGCTTCCTCAGCGAGCACATTCTCGGCTCCAACGCCACCGCCTTCCGCGCCGAATATTCCGAGCAGCAGGTGATGCAGTACGGCAAGAATGCCAAGGCGTTTAAACAGATCAAGAAGGACGACCAGGGCCAGCCCATCTATCGCAACCTCGACAAGCTGCAGCGCCTCATTGCGCCGCACACTTATAGAGTGCGCTTCAAGGAGGTCTTTGCCAATGTCCCCGATCCCATCTATCAGAAGCGCTACGTGGAGTTGACCGATGAGCAGCGAGCCGCATACGAGAAGCTGTCCACCGAGTACGAGCTGGAGCTCCAGCACCTCGGCAAGGTTACGGTCGCCAACGTTCTCACTCGCTACCTGCGCCTTCAGCAGCTTACCAGCGGATTTTGGCCCAACGCGAAGGCTGCCGAGGTGTGCGAGCTATGCTCCGGCGAGGGCGACGGCTGCGCCGCTTGTGACGGTCTTGGAGTTATTGAAACCCAAATCCCCCTTCAGCGCATTGTTCCGGTGGATCGAAACCCAAAGCTTCTTGGCCTTGCCGCCGAGTTCAAGGCCGCTCCCCAACCGGCAATCATCTGGTGCCGCTTCAACCAGGATATCGACGACGTTCTTGAACTCAGTCGCCAACTAGGCCGCCGGCCCGTCCGCTACGACGGCCAGGTGGACGACGAGACCAAGCACCGCAACAAGGCCGCGTTCCAGGCCGGGGACGCTGATACATTCGTGGCGAAGACTCGTTCTGCCGGCAGAGCTGTGAATGTATCAGCGGCCGAGTGGATGATGTACTACTCCTCTGAATTCGGATTGAACCAGAGGCTTCAATCCGAAGTCAGAGCGCAAACGGGATTGAGGACAATCGCCACCGGCATCATCGACCTCATCGCCGCGGAGACCAAGGACGAGGACATCGTGCGCTCGCACCGGGCGCGCCGCAAGCTGAGCGACCTGATCTTGAACGAGCATTCGGGGAAGTGGATATGAGAGCGGCTATAATTATCACCAGCGTTTTTATAAGCAACGCCGCGATTATCATGGTCGTGATAGCCTTTACCGAGGCTTCCCCCACGCTGCGAAGCGATAGCCGGGAGAAGCTCAACGCTGCCTATCGCGCCGCGAGCCAGGCCTGCTATCTCAATGGCTATTGGCACGGCCGCCTGGTGGAGGCGCGCTCTCCCAATACCATCCTGCAGGACCCCGTGAATATTCCATCGGAGTGTCGCAAGTGAACCCCGATCCCAACAACAAGGCCCAGGTCTATCTGCGCCAGCGGGCTCGCGGGGTGCCACCCGGCGCGGTGGTGTGGGTTGATCCGGGCCTGCTCCTGCGCGCCACCCAGCAATACCGCTCCATTCTGCTGATCGGTGGCGTCTACTTCAAGCCCTTTGAGCTCCAGGACCCGGAAGGAACGCCCATATGATCGTGCAGATGGAAAACGGCGAAGTGGCCATGATCGCGCTCAACCCGCACTTCCTGGTGAGCACGGTGCCCTTTGGGGAAACCCAGGCGCCACTGCTGCGGCTCGGTCATCCCATCCACGGCTTCCTGGACTTCCTGTTCACCCCGGAGAATGCGGGGCGGCTGGTTGCCGAGATGAACATGCACGCCGCCCAGATGACCGGCGTACACAGCGCCATCGGCCGCATCACCGCCGTACTGGATAACATCGATTATACCACCCTCACCCCCGCTGAAATTGCCGAGAAGGTGATTGCGGCCATCCTGAGCCCGGAGTCATAATGCCCAAGGTCTTTGTCGTCAACGAACCTCTCAAGCGCATTCCCGGCTCGAGCGCCTATGGTCGCGCCATTGACCTGCGGCCGGCCGAGGTGTTCGGCGAGCTCGTCTATCTCGCGCCCGCCGGCGAGCCGCCATTGGACCCGTTCGGCTGGTGGCCGGAGATGGCCAAGAAGCTGCTGGACTTCAATCCGGCCGAGGACTTCCTGCTTCCCGTCGGCCATCCCGCGCTCATCACCGCGGCCGCTTCCATCATCGGCGCCTATTGCGGCACCACGCAAAAATACTGCATCAATATCCTGGTGTGGCGTGGTCGCGAGCTCGGCTACGTCGCCTGCCAAATCCCCCTGCTTCCCAACCCAGAGCCCCAAGGAGAATCCCATGCCCAAGAAGCCTGAAAAGAAATCCGTCAAGCACATGCATCCCGGCCCCGGCGTGGATTGCGCCGAGTGCGTCATGGGCGCAGCCACCTACACGCCATGCCGGCAGCCCGCAACCTTCGTGGTGATGGGCACCGATAAGGTTTGCCTGCCGATGTGCGGGCTGTGCGCCGATCACAACGTCAGCAACCGCGGCGCGCGATACGTCCAGCAGGGTGAGGAGGTGCAAATCATCACCGCTGACCAGGTGCTGGCGAGCTTCAAGAACCCGATGCCGCTCGAGGTGGAGGCCGATGAGGAGACCGGCCCGAGTGAAGCGCAGGTCAAGAACCTCGCCGCGCTGGTGAGCAGGGGGCTGAAGCTGCAGGAGATACTCATTCCCGAGGCCGAGGCCGAGCTCGCCAAGCTCCAGAAGGAGCTGAAGGAGCTAACGGAAATCACGCTGCCCAACGTCATGACCGACGCGCGCGTCAGCGGCTGGGTCTACAAGGATCGCAACGACGGCGAGTGGGAAACGGACCTGGTGGAGGACGTCAAGTTCTCCGTCAAGAAGGAAAACCTTCCCGGCTTCATTGGCTGGCTGGAAAAGAAGAAGGACGACGCGATCGTCAAGCGCACCATCGTGATCAAGTTCGGCCGCGACCAGGTGAAGGCCGCCAAGAAATTCCTCGCCGACCTGGCCAAGCGCAAGGTTGATCTTGAGCCGGAGGTAAAGGAGGAAATCCACTACCAGACCCTGCAGAGCTACTGCCGCGAGGAGCGCGAGAAGCTCATCAAGGCCGGCCGCAACCCCGATGAGGCCCTGCCCAAGCAGGTGGACCAGTTCAAGCTGCGCTTCGCCGTGTTCAGCAAGAAGGAGCGCAAGAAGGGAGTGGCGGCGTTCGATGGCTAATGGATACAAGCCCCACGAGGGAGACGGGCGCCCCTGCAACGCGCAGGCCTTCGTGGCCGTGCGGCATCGCGATGGAAGCGAGCGGCTGCGCATTCGCGCGGCCAGCCTCTCCTGGTACCACGATCACCGCGACCCCGACAACGACATAACCCATTGGAGATACGCCAGTGACAAAGACTGACTTTATCTGCGTCACCGTTACCGTGCTCATGATCGTGGGTTATATGCTCTACGTCGCCAGCCAGCACGCGCCACCCAATTGATTTTGTTCGTACACATCTAATTGATGCGTACGAACAGAAGCCGCGGTTAGCCCGTTGCCGCTAGAAAGTTCGGGCATATTGAAGAGGTAAGTTAGACATGTCGAAAGCACAAGCATCCAAAGTTGAAGAGCCCAAGACCGAAGACAAGAACCTTCCGGCCGCGGCCGGCACCGGCACCGCCGTCCAGACCTACGACTTTGGCGACGACGCCGGCGCGGGCCTGGAGGACGTCTCCAGCGCCGAGCTCAAGATTCCCTTCCTGAACCTGCTGCAGCCGCTCTCGCCGCAGGTCAAGCCCGTGGCCAATGGTGGAATGCCCGGCGCCGTTGCCGGCATGCTGCTCAATGGTGCTACTGGTGAGCTCTACAAGATCGATGAGGCCCCGATGGAGTTCATCCCGGTCTATCGCGATCACAAGTTCCTGGAGTTCACTCCTCGCGCTCTCGGCGGCGGCCTGGTTGCCGTCTACGAGCCCACCGATCCCATCGTGCTCCAGCTCCAGCAGCAGCACGGCAAGTTCGGTCGCCTGCCTCGCGGCGTTACGAAGCGCAACGACAAGGGCGAAGCGCTGGACGGCACGGAAATCACCGAGGTCTTCTCGCTGTTCGGTATCTTCAAGGACCCGAGCAGCGGCCAGTGGTTCCGGGCCGTGGTGAGCTTCAAGTCCACGCAGATCAAGAAGTACCAGGGCTTCATGGGCCGTGTGACCAGCTTCAAGTATCCCAATCCCCGGTCCACGGAAAACAACAAGCTGCCGGACGTGACGCCGCCGATGTGGGCCCATCGCTGGACCCTCAAGACGGTGTTCGAGAGCAACAAGCAGGGCGACTTCTATGGCCTGACCCTCACGCTGGCCGTCAAGCGCGAGGACGGCAGCGAGGACGCCTATCAGAAAAGCCTGCTGCCCCTGAGTGACAATCTGTACCAGGAGGCGAAGGCCTTCCACGTCATGCTCAAGGAGGGCAAGGCCAAGGCCGATACCAGCACCGACCAGACCGGCACGGGCGACATCGCGGTCAAGGGTTCCGATACTCCTCCCATGTAAGTGAATAACCGTGGTGCTTGCGGCGCCGCGGATATGAGGGGCGGGGTGATGAGTTACGAGAGATCATCACCCCGTCTGCTTTCACAAGAATAACAT